TTACCTTGACCCCAAGTACGAATTTGCTTTGTATTATAATCTTGAAGAGTAATAAGTAATATCTCTTCTGCAGCATTTTCTACATCAGGAAATCCATTTTCTGATGCAACCTCAATGTCAATCGTTGTTAGTTTGATTTTACTAATATCAAACTTAATTTCATTTTCGGGATATTTGTCGGAAATATACTGATAGATGTATTTGTCATTACCATAGATTCTGAAGTTTTGTACATCAGTATATTTTTTAATAAACTCCCTACAATCTCTTACGGAACCGGGTTGAATAGGTTCTACACACTCCCCCTGAAGTGTTTTATATTTGGTTGCTTTTTTAGAAGAGACAAAAAGAGTTGGAGAAAACTTCTCACGGGTCATAAAATGTTTACCATTTTCATAACCACGAACCAAGAAGTGGTCCCCAACCATTTGCACGTTTGTGTAGAATTGCATTATGCAGTTAATTCAAGATACTTTTTAATAATTTCGGGAGTTGGGTCTACTATTGTAAGAATACTATCAGAATGAATCATTAACTCAGTTTGATTAGTAACCTCTGGCCAAGGTTTCATATCATCCTCACTAAAAAATTCATATGGATTAATTAGTTTACAATCAGGTTCACCAAGTTCAGAACCAACTTCAATAATTTCAGTAACTAATATAGTGTCAACCTTCAATAGAAGACACTTCACGTTCCGTTCCATTTACCTTTTCCTCATACATTTGTTTAATATCTTTGACTGGTTCAACAATAGTTACAACCCAATCAGGACGAACTGGAATCTCAGTATCACTTGTAAAAAGAATCCAAGAAGAAAATGTTACACTGACTGTGCCATTTCCTTGTTCTACCGATTCCTCTGCCAAAAAGATTGAATTGCTGACCTGCATTTTATGTGGATTTGTGAATAAGTACCCACATACTTTATCTTCGGAAACCAATTCCTTAATATCAGCAATTACAGATTCTCCGGATTTTAATAGAGCAATTTTTACAGACATTTTTAGTTCTTCTCTCAACTCATTATAGCAAAAAAATGGGGAGGCGTCAACTGGATTTTGCCAGTTGCCTCCCTGCGGCGACGATATTCAATACTATTTAGTCTCCACCAGAATCACCAGAAGACCCTCCAGAACCACTATCAGTATTAATGGCACAAACTTTCTTTTTAGGTGCCATAGCATATTTTACAGTTTTTCCATAACAATTTTCTTTGGTCGGTAGAGGGGGATTTCCAAAATCTCCAACCTTTTCCATAAATTGCTGAAAAGTTTTCATCGCCTAATTAACTTTTTCTTTATTTAGAGATAGTCTTTGCGAGAATGATGTTCAGGAACAATCTTACCTAATCGAATGGTAAGTAGTCCATCTTCAAAGGTGACTTCTCGGACTTCTGTGTCGTCTGATAAAGTCCACGCTCTCTTGAAACTTCTGCTAGCCAGACCCTTGTGGATAAACGTCCTATCCGATTCAGTATCTGATTTTTGCCCTTCGACAAAAAGTTTTCCATACTCCGTGAAGACATTTACTTCTCCTCTCTTAAATCCTGCAAGTGCAATCTCTAAATGAGACTCTACATTATTTACCTGAATTAGATTGTATGGTGGATAGTTATTTGTAGTTTCGTGAAGATTGAATAGACGATCAAAATATTCGTCCATTCCAATACTATTGCGAGTAATCTTTTCCATCAGAGTAGGAAGATCCGCAGCAGTATATCTTGTGATATTTGTCATTATTGTAGCTCCTTTTTAAGCGAGTTTGTGTTTTGTGGACCCTTTCGGCATCCTTATATAATTATAACAGAAAGCATAAAAAAGGGAGTGTTGAACTCCCTACTTTTTTATTCGGTTTCCTCTTCTGTACGCTTCTTTTTGGCACCAATATTATACTTGGTCTCCAAAATCCAATCAGCCTTTTCTTTATAAGGAAGAACCTTAATTTGATTCAGAGGAGCAATATCTTGAATCTTAGTCGCATCTACTACTTCAACCAATCCCCAATCGGCAATTAGTTGAACAATACGATTACGACGTTGAACATCATTTACGGTTAGATTGGCGTGTTTGCCATCCAAAGCAAATAGTTCTTTAAAATGTACCAGATAATATCTACCTTGCTTATGTAGAATATGACAAGATTGATAAATCTTCTTTTCTTTGCGAGATGCAACTCCGATACGGGTCAAAGTCTCACGAACCTTAAGAAAATCATCGGGTTCGTTGAGAATCACTTCCACCATATGGTCGGGCGTCCACTTTACTTCAGGTTCTTGAACTACACTCATTTTGTTCCTCCAGTGTCAAATTTTGATTTAATAAATGTTAGTTGTTCTTTAGTTAGAATCCTCAAAGCCTGTTTTGCCTTTTCATTACTATAATCATAATAACGTTTGACATAATCAAGATCTTTGATTTTATCTTGTCGGAGCCAGGGAGAATATCTCTTCTTTTTCCTCAGACTATTTATAAAAAAGTCATACTGCATCTTCTTTGGGAGGAAATTATACAGGTTCATTTCATTAGCAAACATAATACAATCAATATGCCCAGAGAGGCAACGATTGATGATGTATGGTGCATAATCCTTCTCAAGTGAAGGATCTTCATCAATTAGGTTGTTCTTCGTCTGATTGATCGAGTTTAACCAGTCCTTCAATTCCATAATTAAAAAGTAATAGTTCTTTGCGTTGTTTTTGGTCTCTCATATATTCACCCACCGAACGCATTGTATAAGTAAGATCAAACTCTGCGGCATTCCAGTTCTTGAACCTATCCTTTACGAGTTGGTCCGAATTATAACTGACTAACTGATCCATATTGTTAGCATCACAATCAATAGCAAACTTATCGTGATCAAATCCTTTGTGCATTGATCCCTTGTTCCCATAGAGATTGTCCTTAATGTCATAAGGAGGATCGAGATACATAAAAGCACCCTTATTTCCATCCATCAGATAATCATAGGAGTAATTAGTTATACGCCAATTTGCAATTAACTTTGAATACTCAGGCAATTTTTCAATACCTCTCAATGAAAAATTGCTATTTGATGCTTGTGGAGAAAAAGAAGAACTTTCGGTAAGACCACTAAAAGAACATTTGTTAACAATATAGAAAGCAACAGCACGATTAAGGTTCGTTTCAGACTCATCATTGATTTGCTCCTTTGATTTCAAAAAAAGTTCTCTTGCCAATTCTGGTGTACAATGTGCTAACTTCAGTCCACTAAGTTCATTCTTCAAATCATCCCCAAACATCTGGAGTTGCTGCCAGAAGTTTACCAGAGGTTCGTAAAGATCGTTGACCCAAATATCTATACTAGGATACTTCTTTGTAATATAAATCGCAACGCTTCCACCACCTAAGAAAGGTTCACGAAACTCATCATAGTTGCGGAGGTCTGGAAAGTATGCACCCATCTTTTCGCAGGCACGGGACTTTCCGCCAGGATACCTTAAACAGGTTTTTAATTGTTTTTGACTAATTGGCATTCAATTTCTCCATAATCATTTCATACTTTTCTCGACGCCTCTTGCCAAGATAAGGTTTCATCAATTCAGTCCACCTTGTCGCCGCTTCACCCTGAAGGTTTATATAATAAGTTGGTTTTTGACCTGCTGCTTTATGGACTGGACCACCATCAGTATAAGTTATTTTCCTTCCATCCATTATAACAGCAACTCGCTCCATAATATCTTGGTCGGTCATAGACATACTCATAGAAAGATAATTTTTTTCAGTATAAGTTTTTCCATTAGCAAAAGTCCGTGTTCTTCCTTTTTTATAAGACCAGGAGCCTTCACCTTCCCATATACCAGTAATCCAAGCAAGTTCAATTTCTGTTGGTTCTCTATGTTCGTAGATAGTTCCCTTAGCCATAAGTTTTAAGATACTCCACTTCTATTTAGTGGTGGAGTTATTTTCACTCCTGATGCTCCATTTTGGTCTAATATAAGAATAATTTAGATAATCCCAAAAAATACCTTGATAGTCCTCAAAGTCCCATTCAGGGTCTTTGCCATCATACTCCATTAAATCTTTCCATAATTGGAAACATATCTTAAATAGTTTCATAATCGGGTTTGTGATACTTCAAATATTCCCAAAAGGTAAGTTTCATTTCTTTCTGCGTCATACCACAGTGCTTTGCCGCAGCAGGAAGAGTCATTTTAGCACGGAACAAACCTTCGTTTGCTTCCTTTACATTTTCAGGAGTTGTTTTAACAGATTGTTCTTTTAGGTCTTTATAGTTAATTTTATATGGGTTCATTGGAATTCACACTCGCACATTATTTCAGTTAGTGCCGCTAGGAGGTTAATCTCTTGGTCAGCCACGAACGCACATTGGTATTGATACTTAGCAATAACAAGAACGGCAGCAGGAATAGAGGCGGGTACAAGAGAATCATAACAGGCGTCATAAACCCTGCGAAGAATGAGAGTAGAGTCGTTGTCCAGGTTGGAGACCACCCACTTTCGTACTTCCGGGAAATTCTTTTCCTTGAGATATTTGATGAGTTCATTTACAGGGATGTCCGAGAAAGATGCAAGAATGCCAGCGTCAATTTGTCCCCCAGTTGCATACCGTTGACATTCGTTGAGGACTCTGCGGAAGTCTGGGAAGTGCTTTGATACCAGTTCTGCAACGACTTTTTGATCATATTCGATCCTCTCCGCATCCAAGATGTTTTGTAGACGCTTGAAGAAGGATCCTGCCAACTGCGCTTTTTGTTTCCCTTTGATTGTGAAGTCGATGACGGCACATCGGGAGTGCAGAGGTTCAATGATTTTGTTTTTGTAGTTGCAGGTGAAGATAAAGCGGCAGTTGTTATAAAATGTCTCAATATTTGCCCGTAGTAGGAGTTGTACGTCGTTTCCTGTGTTATCCGCCTCATCGATGATGATGACTTTGTGTTTAGAAGATCCCGTAAGTGAGACGGTCGAAGCAAAGTTCTTTGCTTGGTTCCGTACAGTATCCAAGAAACGCCCTTCGTCGGATCCGTTGATGACATAAAAATCTGCCCCCAGTTCGTTACATAATGCTTTTGCGATTGTTGTTTTACCAATTCCGGGAGGTCCAGAAAGAAGAAGATTTGGAATCTCTCCTTTCTCTACAAACTCCTTGAATGTTTTTTTAGTATCATCGGGAAGGATACAATCCTCAATTACTTGAGGACGATATCGTTCCACCCAAAGAAAGTCACTTGTCATAATTTAATTATACCCAATCAGGTTTGCGTTGCGGCATACGAAGATAATTAGATGCAACCCAAGGTTTGCTGCTAATGTACATCTTGTAAGCAGTAAAAGTGTCAATAGTTGTGTCCAGTTTAAACTCATCTGGCATAGCACGAACGAAGTTTTCTACCTTGTCTATTTTACCACGAGGGAACAAATAAAAGGCATCTACAAGAGTCTTGTAACAGGAATGGACCTTACCATAACGGAGAGTATATTCATCACACAGGTTCATACCGTGCTTGATTAACCAATAAGCATTATGAATACTCTCTGCTGCCCACTTGGTACAGGGATGATTGCGGAATGCACCCTTCTCTGTGCTGTAAGGGGTGCTGTCTGCCTTGAGAAGGGGTCCATAGTTGTGATACCACTTGGATGCCACGATAGAAAGCATCTGGCAGCACTCAAGAGGCATTTTAACTATGTGCTTATCAGGAAGACAGACGGCACTCTCAGCAGGAAATTCACTTGTTACAAAGATATTCAAAATTGATTCCTCAGAAACAATATTTTTTTAGATAGTGTACTACTTCTTCAGGTTTATCTTCAAGGTAATATGCTTCCATTTCATAAGCAGCATAGGAACCAGTTGCCTTTACAGATCGCACAACATCATTCAGTTTATACTGGTCTAGAGTAGCAGTTACACCCAGTTTACCACGCTTACAGGATTGTGCAACGTGTACTGCTTCATGGTAGACAGTTTCATTCACATAATGTTTAACTGGACTGATAGTGTTTTTAATGTTGTTCAAACAAATTACAAAATCAGGAGATTGTACAACCCCAAACATTTCCTTATTTCTACAAATAGCAGAGTTTTGCTTGATAGTGTAGTTTTTTTGCATAATCATACTGATAATTTCTTGACCAGCAGGAGTAAGGTAAAGAAGAAATTCCATCAATCAAAAGTAGAATCAGGTTCGAGAGCAATATAATAACAAAGATTGTATTTGCTGTTAGTAAATTGTGACAGAAGTTTAGAGGACACTACCACATCATAAGCACCAGGAATAATCTTAATGTTTTCTACCTTAAAGTTGAAAGTGAATTCTTTATCAGTCTCACCCACAACAATAGAATATTCATTAGAGG